GCTACAACAGCTAATGCAATGGTTAGTATGTTTAAGAAATTAAATGATCAGAATAAAAAGAAAATGAGACCATTCATAGATAAGTCTCCTGAGAATTTTATGAAGATGATGGACTTAGCTTTTGGCGGAGGAAAGAAATAATGGCATTAAAACTTAAAGGCGCCCAAATTGCGGCAACCACAGCGGTTGCAACAGCAAATAACGTATCGTCTGCCTCAGTAGTGCTAGTACAAAACGCTGGTTCTACTAGTAGACTAGTCACATTAGTAGACAATGCCGTTAGTGCGGCTACTATTGGATCATTTAATCTTCCCCCTAATCAGAATGTGCGCTTAGAAAAGGACCCTACAGATGAAATCTATGCGGCTCATGCTGATATTAAACTAACGCCTATTGCTCATTCAACCTAAGGAAAAGTAAATGAAGCTTATATGCGAAGTAAACGAAAACGTTAATTATCTCACAGAAGAAAAAGATGACGGTGCAAAGAATTATTTCATCGAAGGCATTTTTATGCAGGGAGATGTTAAGAATCGTAACGGCCGCGTATATCCTTCAGAAGTTTTAGCAAGAGAATCTAAACGATATGCAAAAGAGTATATTGATAAGAAACGAGCTTATGGTGAACTTGGTCACCCTCAAGGACCAACGATCAATTTAGAGCGTGTATCTCACATGATTACCGAATTAAAACAAGATGGAAAGAATTTTGTTGGTAAAGCTAAAATCATGTGTGAAACTCCATACGGTAAAATCGTTAAGAGTTTAATGGACGAAGGCGCTCAATTAGGTGTAAGTTCTAGAGGTATGGGTTCTCTAAAAGAAAAGGGCGGAGCCGCAGAAGTTCAAAAAGACTTCTATCTTGCTACTGCCGCCGACATTGTTGCAGATCCGTCTGCTCCTGAAGCATTTGTTTCCGGTATTATGGAAGGAAGAGAATGGATTTGGGATAACGGTATTATTAGAGAATCCGATATATCTAACTATGAAGAAGCTATTAAAACCGCATCTAAAGAAGATTTAGAGACGGCTAAACTAAAAATATTTGAAAACTTCCTCTCAAAATTATAAAATTATAAATATGTTAAATGGAAAAAGATAAATTTATCAAGGAGTGTTCTAATGTCTGACCAAGAACTAGAAATACAAGCCGAGGCTGACGAAATCCTCGAAGCAGAAGCAGTAGAGGAAGTAATCGAATCGGACGAGCAGGAACAAGAAGAAAGTGATCTCCAAGAGAAAAAGTCTGTAAAAGAGTTTAAAGCTAGTCATGGAGATCCTTCAGAAGTTCCCGATCCCGACTCAAAGAAAACGGACGAAAAACCTAAAGGTAAAGGCGAATCAGCCCCTAAGACTAAAATTGGTATGATCAACGCTATGGTTGAGAAAATGAAAGGTCTTAAAAAGGACGAATTAGCCGCTACTTATGGTAAAATTCAAGCCGCTCTACTTCCTGATGAGGAAGAAGATGACGATGAGGATAAAGAAAAAGAAGAGTCCAAGAAGCCCGTTAAAGAAGTCAAGAAAATCACTAAAGAAGATATTGATGTTGAAGAAGATGTCAAGGCTCTCTTTGGTGAAGAAGACCTTTCTGACAAATTTAAAACAACTGCAACCACAATCTTTGAAGCCGCTGTTGTCTCTAAAGTAAATGAGATTTTAACAGAAGCTACTACTGATTTAGATTCTGATCTAGAATCTGAAAAAGAAGATATTATCGAAGCAACTTCTTCTCGCTTAGATGATTATCTAGAGTACGTTGTCGAAGAGTGGATGAAAGAAAATCAACTCGCAGTTGATCAAGGTATTCGCATAGAAATTACAGAGAATTTCATGCAAGGACTTCGCCAAATTTTCTCAGAAAATTATATTGACATTCCTGAGGAAAAGACTGATCTAGTAGATGAACTCGCTACTAAAGTTCAAGAACTAGAAACTTCAGTTAATGAAGAAATGGAAAAGAATATCACATTAAGTAAAGACCTTAATGAGATGAAAAGAGAAAAGGTTCTTCAAGTTATAAGCGAAGGACTTTCAGAGACTCAAGCAGACAAATTGAAATCTCTTTCTGATGGGATAGAGTTTGAAACCGAAGATGATTATAAAGAAAAGCTTGAAACAGTCAAAGAAAACTATTTTCCTTCAGAAGAAACTGTAGAGTCTGATGAGGAACCTCTTGAAATAGAAGATGATAAAGAGGCGGATGGCTCCATGTCGGCATATATACATGCCATTTCAAGAAGCATCAAAAAGTAGTAAATTATAAATATTAAACATAATGATAAAATCTAAAAGGAGAGAAAACTAATGTATAATCTCGATGAACTTCAAAAGAAGTGGCAGCCAGTACTTGAGCATCCTGATCTCCCCGAAATCTCCGATGCACACAAGAGAGCCACGGTAGCCACTCTTCTAGAAAACCAAGAATCTTCGGCCCGCGAACAAGCTGGCCAACAGGTTATCAACCCCACGCTACTCGGCGAGGCGGCCCCTGCTAACGCTATGGGAGCTTCTTCTTCGACAGCGGGCGCAGGTTCGGTTGACATCTTTGATCCAGTCTTAATCAGTCTGGTTCGTAGGTCAATGCCTAATCTTATTGCTTATGATATAGCTGGTGTTCAGCCCATGACGGGTCCCACTGGTCTTATCTTCGCAATGCGTTCTCGTTACACTTCACAGTCGGGTACTGAGGCATTGTTTAATGAAGCTAATACTTCATTTTCATCTGCCGCCGCTGGTAATACCGCATCTCGCGCTACTGCAAACGGTGCCGCTGGTACGGTTCAAGCTGGTACTGATCCTGCTGATCGTGCTATAAACGGAACTGGTTATTCAGTTACGCCTGGTATGACTACAGCCGAAGGCGAAGCCCTTGGCGATGCCACGACTAACGCTTGGCAAGAAATGGCTTTCTCAATCGAAAAGATTGCCGTCACTGCCGTATCTCGCGCTCTTAAAGCAGAGTATACGATGGAATTAGCTCAAGACCTTAAAGCAATTCATGGTCTCGACGCTGAAACCGAACTCAGTAATATCCTTTCTGGGGAAATTCTTGCTGAAATCAATCGTGAAGTTGTTCGTACTATCAACTATTCAGCTTCCGCTGGTGCTCAAAACAACGTAACCACCGCTGGTACGTTTGATCTTGACACTGACTCAAACGGTCGTTGGAGCGTTGAGAAGTTCAAAGGACTTCTGTTCCAGATTGAGCGTGACGCGAATGAGATTGCTAAAGCAACTCGCCGTGGTAAAGGCAACGTAATGCTTTGTTCTTCTGATGTAGCTTCCGCTCTTCAGATGGCTGGCGTACTTGACTATACTCCCGCTCTTAACAACAACCTTCAAGTCGATGACACTGGAAACACTTTCGCTGGAATGCTCGGCGGACGTATTAAAGTCTATATCGACCCATACTTTAGCGATGCATCTAATCAGTACTACTGCTTAGGATATAAAGGCGCAAGTGCTTTTGATGCTGGACTATTCTACTGCCCATACGTTCCTCTTCAGATGGTCCGTGCGGTAGGCGAGAATACGTTTCAACCTAAGATTGGCTTCAAAACCCGATATGGTATTGTAGCTAACCCATTCGCAACTGGAGCCGCAAGCGGTACCATCGGTGGTGGTCTTAACGATCAGTCCGCGAATATCTACTACAGGTTGGTTAAAGTCACTAACTTAATGTAAGCGTAGTAAAAACAAGAATAATAGTAGAGTAACTTGAGGGGTGCTTCGGCGCCCCTCTTTTTTTGTATTAAATTTATGTTACGACTTAATTTCATATAATAAATACTTTCGGAATAAGAAGGATATATTATGTCAAAAACAAAAACAGAATTATGGAAGAAGGTAAAAAAAATGGATTTAGGCAATCCCGTCATCACCGCCCTAATTGGGTTGGTGATTTTTTATATTGGTTTAAAGATGTTTAGTGGTGGAATGAAGTCGATGGGTAATATGGATCATCTTTCTTATTTTATTCACAATCCTTATTGGATGTTTCTTGGTGGTATTGTTATGACACTATTATGGCAGTCATCATCACTATCCACTACTGCGATAATTGCTCTTGTTGCATCTGGAGCAGTACCACTACCAGCGGCAATAGCGTGTGTACTAGGAGCAAACTTAGGAACAACCGGCACCATATGGTTAGCCGGTGTTTTTGTTTCTGATGGTATGCCTAAAGGTGATACGTTAAGAATTGCAATGGCACATACAGGAGTCAATCTGATGATGGCATTATCCCTATTACCATTCGTAAATCACATAGGGAGATTCTTGAATAAATTTTAGGGTGCTTTCAGTCACCCTCTTTTTTTGTTGACTAAATAGTAGCACAATCACTTGGTGTTATTAATATGGCTTTACAAGATACTCAACCTGACAATAAGAACTTTCTGTCTCCTATTGGATTTCAATTTTCAATACAGAAACTTCCTCATGTGAACTACTTTGTGCAAAGTGCAAACATACCAGAAATCTCACTCTCTGAAGTTGAGAGAATGTCTCCCTTTGTAAGATTACCTACTCCAGGAACACAACTGACTTTCGGTAGTCTAGAACTGCGTTTTCGTGTTGATGAAGATTTAAAAAACTACAAAGAAATATATAACTGGATGATGGGTCTAGGGTTTCCTGATAATTTTGAGCAACGAGCTAATATAGGCAGAAGCAAAAATACAGGCACCGTGTCTGTAGGAGAAGTTTTATCTGATGCCACATTACTCATTACTACAGCATCATATCAAACAAATGTATCTATCAACTTTGTAGACGCATATCCCACATCACTATCCACACTAGAGTTTAACATAAATGCCACAGATGTCGAGTACTTGGAAGCCACAACATCTTTCACATATCGTAAGTACGATATTGTTGACTTGGTTTAGGTTTTGTGCTATTATTCTTCTAAGTTGTATGCTAACTGGCTGTGGGTCATCTACGGGAGTTATTCTATGGGGTAAGACGTTTGTAGATGGTGTGCTTATGTTACACGATAAGCCTACAACAACAGAAATGATTTTAAACAAATCTACAGGTAAAGATTGTAGATTTATGAATGTTATAGACGGCAAGGAAATATGTGAAGATGGAAATGGAAAAGATAATAGAAAAGTGGAATGATGATGCTCATATTGATGGAACAGAACTTGCTGTAGAACAACTAAAAGTCCCTCAATTACATAACAAATATCTTAAAATTCTAATAGGTGAACGCACCATTCTGTTTAAAATGAAAGCTAAAGTAAAGCGTTTAAAGCGTATGCTATTAGAATACTATTCTAGAGAGTTAAATAATCCCGACGACCTTATAGAAATTGACAGAGAAGCTTGGGAAACAAAAATATTAAAATCTGACATAGACACTTATATTGAGAGTGATAGTGAAATGATAGATTTGCTATTACAGGTATCAGTACAAGAAGAAAAAGTAAATTATCTTGAGGCTATAATACGTAGGCTTGACAATCGTGGATGGGAAATTCGTAATGCAATCGAATGGAATAAGTTTACCAAATAAAAAATATGGAGTGATTTATGCTGACCCACCGTGGACGTTTAAAAACTATAGTGAAATGGGTGATAGCCGCAATCCTAATCAGCATTATAAATGTATGTCTCTTAACGATATATGTAGATTACCAGTCTCCGATATTAGCAGTGATAATTGTGTCTTGCTTATTTGGGTTACTGATCCTTTGCTTGATCGTGCTTTTGAGGTTATCATGGCTTGGGGCTTTACTTATAAAACGGTTGGTTTCACATGGGCAAAAACCAACAAAACAAACCTAGGGTTCTTCACTGGTCTAGGATATTGGACAAGAAGCAATCCAGAGATGTGTTTATTAGCGACGAAGGGTAAGCCTAAAAGAATATCTAAAGCAGTTAGACAATTAGTAGTAAGTGAGCGTAGAGAGCATAGTAGAAAACCTGACGAAGTATATACTAGAATTGAAAATTTATTAGATGGTCCCTACATAGAACTTTTCGCCAGGAATACAAAAGACGGGTGGGATAGTTGGGGCAATGAAACGGAGAAACATAATGGACGCACACATGAAAAACATAATGGACACACATAAATTAAATCCTTATCTTGAGGAATTGATGGTTATTACAATGGAGGAGTGTGGAGAACTAACACAAGCTTGTTCTAAAATATGGAGAGGTAGTCCAAGCGGCCGTAGAAGATTACTTGAAGAAGTGGGTGATGTCCAGTGTATGATTAATCTTATCGTAGAGAATGGGTTGCTTGCACAAGAAGACGTAAATGAAAAAGTAGAGGCTAAACGTGAAAAGCTAAAAGTGGCCAGCAATTTGATAAAAGATGATAAACACCCATATGTTGAAAAAACTTGGCAAGAAGAACACTGATGCAAAATGATGAAGAAATTCATATACATCATAAGGACCAAGTACACGTAAAGATAGAATGTGATGATGGTCTAGCGAGAGAGATGTCCGAATATTTTACATTCTACGTCCCTGGCTATCGCTTTATGCCTGCCTATAAACAGAAAATATGGGACGGGAAGATTCGTTTATTTAATTTTGCTTCGCGTCTTATCTATCGTGGGCTACTATCTCAAATAAAAAAGTTCGGTCGTAGTCGAGGATACAAGATTGTCGTTCATGACGACTTAGATATAACAAATGATATATCTCTTCCAGAAATAGAAAAATACTTTTCAGATTTAAAACTAGTTCCTCGTGATTATCAGTATCGTGCTTTTGCCCATGCGATACGCACAAATAGGGCTGTGATTTTATCTCCCACAGCATCAGGGAAATCTTTAATAATTTATATGATATGTCGCTGGCTAAAGGGAAGGAAGATAATTATCGTACCCACTACTTCATTGGTACATCAGATGCAAACTGATTTTATTGGTTACGGACAAACCGATTATACACACAAAATCATGGCCGGTCAAGAGAAAAATGCAGATGCAGACATTTTTATTTCAACGTGGCAATCTATCTATAAGCAACCGAAGAAATGGTTTGATCAGTTCGATGTAGTGATAGGCGACGAAGCGCACCTATTCAAAGCACAATCACTCACAAAGATATTAACAAAACTAGAAAATTGTACGTATCGTTATGGGTTTACAGGAACGCTAGATGACACTAAGACACATAGACTTGTACTGGAGGGACTATTCGGCCCTGTCATGAGAGCCGTACAGACTAAAGAGTTAATAGAGAATAAGACGTTAGCTGATTTTAGGATTAAGTGTTTAGTGTTAAAGTATCCAGATGAAGTCAAAAAGGCTATCGTTAAATCTACATATCAAGAAGAGATAGAGTTTTTAATAACAAATAAGCGCAGAAACAATTTCATAAAGAATTTAGCGATAAGCAGAGAAGGTAATACACTATTGCTATTTCAGATGGTTGAGAAGCATGGACGAGTACTTTATGATAGCATAAATAGTGATGTTGATAACAGAAAAGTTTTCTTTGTTTATGGAGGAGTAGATGCAGAAACAAGAGAAGAAATCCGTGCTATCACTGAGAAAGAGAATGATGCTATCATTGTGGCGTCATACGGAACTTTTAGTACGGGTATCAATATCAAAAACTTACATAATATAATATTTGCCAGTCCTACTAAGTCACGCATACGTAATTTACAGTCTATAGGTAGAGGGTTGCGTAGAGGGGACAACAAAGAGTTAGCAACATTATATGACGTTGCAGACGATCTATGTTGGAAAACATATAACAATCACACACTGAAACATTTCGCTTCTAGATTAAAGATATACAGAGAAGAAGAGTTTACTTTTAAAATTTACAACATAAGGCTCAACTATGATACACATACTCAAATTGTCTAATGGAGATACTATCGTTGGTGATCTCATATCAGAGGATGAAAAGTGTATAACATTAAACAATCCGTTAGAACTCCAGATGGTCAACAATCCTATGTCTGGTTCTGGATTGATGTCTATGTATTGGCTACCAATAGATTCAGAAAAATTTCATGTTGACATTAAACAGCAACATGTGATAGTATCATCTAAAGCATCAAATGAGATACAACTTTTTTATAAAAGTTCTGTAAAGAATTTTGTGAAAAAACAACAGGTAGTTGAACAAATAGAAAAACTAAAAGCAAGACACAGATTAGAGATTGAAGAACACGACCCAAGATTAACCGCGTATGTACATGAAGCTAATACGAGTATTTTGCATTAAGAGGATTATTAAATGGCTAAGAAAAGAGTAAAGCATGACTATGTAGATAATAAAAAGTTTTTCAAAGCTATGTGTGATTATAAAGACACTATAGTTGACGCGGAGAACGAAGGTTCAGAACGACCTATCGTACCAAATTATGTAGCCGAATGTATCATGAAGATAGCTACTCATTTATCACATAAGCCTAACTTCGTGAATTACACGTTCCGAGATGATATGATATGTGACGGCATTGAAAACTGTCTACAGTACATAGATAATTTTGATCCCGCAAAATCAAACAACCCCTTTGCATATTTTACACAAATAATTTATTTTGCATTTATTCGACGTATACAAAAAGAAAAGAAGCAATTATATGTTAAATACAAAGCAACACAGAACGCTAACATATTTGATCAAACAGCCGAGAAGCAAGAAGGAGACTTTGAGTCTTATGACATTACTATAAAGTCTGGTGAGTGGTCTCAAGATTATATGGAAGCATTTGTTGAAAATTTTGAACAGAACAAACGTAAGAAACGAGTTAAAAAGAGTGTTAGTTTAGATCGTTTATATGCGGAGGAAGAAAATGAAATTCGATAACATTCCAGAGTCAATTAAATATCTTGCCACACAGTTGACCGATGTTAATTGCAATGTGCATAACAGAGGTGTGTATGCTGTTCAAATGGAAAACATTATCTCATATTGCTCCAAAGCTGTGAAAGAGTATGAGAAGGATTTGAATCGGGATAACAACCGACAGGTTCGCCGGAACAAAAGATATATAGCATGAAGTTAGCACTGATAACGGATACGCATTGGGGTGTCCGGAATGATAATCAAGCCTTTCTAGATATGATCAATCGCTTCCATGGTGAAGTGTTCTTTCCATATATCAAAGAAAACGATATAGACACTGTAATTCATCTCGGTGATATAGTTGATAGGCGAAAGTATATCAGCTACACAACCCTAAGAGATATGAATAACAATTTTATAGAGAAGTGTTCTAAAGAGAATTTAGACCTACACATTCTTATCGGTAACCATGACGTAACTTATAAGAACACAAATGACGTAAACTCTGTGAAAGAACTGTATAATGAAGACGTTCAAGGTTATTCTGAAGCACAAGAGGTAGAGTTTGACGGATGCAAAATTCTATTTCTCCCATGGATTAATTCAGAGAACTATGAACACTCTATGAGAAAGATCAAAGGGACCACAGCAGAAATTGTTATGGGACACCTTGAGATAGCGGGTTGTCTTATGCAACGAGGAATAGTATGTGAGCATGGACTGAACATAGACACGTTTAGAAACTTTGATATAGTCATGTCCGGCCATTATCATACACGCTCTCTCACAAAGAACATTCAATATCTTGGATGTCCATATGAACTTACGTGGTCAGACTATCAAGATCCGAAAGGGTTTCATGTGTTTGATACTGACACAAGAGAACTTGAGTTTATACAAAATCCAATTCGCATGTTCCATAAAGTTTTCTATGATGATAGCAGTATGTCATTAGAAGAAATTTCTAATACAGATTTCAAAGAATTTGCTGGCTCATTTGTAAAAGTAATTAAGCAAACAACGAACAATCCATATTGGTTCGATCTGTATATGGATAGGCTCTACAAATCTAATCCTATGAATATTCAGATTGTCGATGACCATATGAATTTAGATTTAGATGATGATAGTGATATTGTTAATGAAGCCGAAGATACGCTGACGATTTTGAGCAAATACATAGATAGCATGACCACTTCAGTGGATAAGAAAAAACTTGACAATTTAATGAGAAGCCTGTATACTGAAGCCCTATACGTTGAATCATAAGGTAGAGTATGATTGAATTTAAAATTGTTCGGTGGAAGAATTTACTTTCTACGGGAAATTCTTGGACTGAAATTAAGCTTAATGAATCTCCAAATACGCTTATAGTAGGCGAGAACGGCTCGGGCAAGAGTACGATACTTGACGCCCTGTGCTTTGCCTTGTTCAATAAGCCATTTCGTAAAATTAAAAAAGACCAACTCATTAACACAATCAACGAAAAAGATTTGTTAGTTGAGATAGAGTTTTCAATCGGAAGCAAGAAGTACTTAGTAAGGCGTGGATCAAAGCCAAACATCTTTGAAATTTACATTGATGACAATCTACAAAATCAGCCTGGCTCTACACGCGACTATCAAGACTTTCTTGAGCGTACTATTCTGAAATTAAACTTTAGATCATTCACTCAAATAGTAATATTGGGATCATCATCATTCGTTCCGTTTATGCAATTAGCCGCTGGCGCTAGACGTGAAGTGATAGAAGACTTACTGGACATTCAGATATTCAGTACCATGAACCTATTGCTTAAAGATCGTATAACGGAAAACAGAACATCAATCCGCGATGCTGAATATTCTGTAAAGCTGATCAATGAGAAGATTAGTGTTCAGAAAGAATACATCGGCAAAATCAGAGCGAAGAACGAAGACTTTGTTACTGAGTTTAATAAACAGATTGATGAATTTAAAAACGCTATTAGTTCCCACCTAGAAACAAAGACCTCGCACACAGCCCTTATAGACGCTCTAAGAGACAATTTAACGGGTGAATCTGGTGTTATAAAGAAAACTTCTAAGGTCGTTACGCTGATAGAGAAGTTAAAAACGAAACATAAAACAGCGCATAAGCGGGTAAGTTTTTATCAGGATAATGATAATTGTCCTACGTGTGAACAGATTATTGATATAGAAATAAAAGCGAACAAGATTTTAGAAACAGAAAAACTTATAGAGACCACAGAACAAGCTGTTAATACATTGACAAAAGAACATGGCGAGTTGGTTAAGTCTCTTGATAAGTTTGATGAAATGAATAAAGAGATAACTTCAATTCAGAAAAAAATTATGACGATAGATGCTAATATTGAATCGCATCAAAAATCTATAACAAAGATACAAAACAATATAGATAAAATTCTGAATACAGATGAAGAAGATACAGAAGCGAAAAACAATCTTAAAGAATTAAAGACTGAACTGGCTGATAAAGAAGCAGTATTAGAAGAGTTGACGTTTGATAAAGAGTTGCTTAATACAGCCGGGTCTATGTTAAAAGATGGCGGCATAAAGACTAAGATCATACGTCAATATATTCCCATCATGAATAAGTTAGTTAATAAGTATCTGGCCGCATTAGATTTCTTTGTCAACTTTGAACTTGACGATGAATTTAAGGAAGTTATTAAGTCTCGCTATAGAGATATATTTTCTTATGCATCATTCTCTGAAGGCGAAAAAATGCGTATAGACTTGGCTCTACTGTTTACATGGAGAGCCGTAGCAAAGCTTCGTAACTCTACAAACACAAATCTACTTATTCTTGATGAAGTCTTTGACGCCTCACTAGATACTAATGGCTGTGATGAATTTCTGAAACTGTTACAGCAATTAGGAGTAGATACAAATATATTTGTTATATCACACAAAGGCGATATATTGTATGAGAAGTTTCATAGTCAGATTCGATTTGAAAAAACAAAAAACTTTAGTAGGATAATAAAATGAATTTAAAACTTGAATTGATAAATCCGAATGATCCTGTATTGAACGAACCAACTATGATGTTTGACTTTGATAGACCCCCTATTGATCCAGATCAACTATTTGCACAGTTAGCAGAAATTATGGTTGAGAATAAGGGGATGGGGTTAGCGGCTAATCAAGTCGGAATACCTTATAGTGTTTTTGTTCTTGGAGATCCTTCCAATGTTGATAGTATCATTCCTGTATTCAATCCAAAAATTTTGAATAGGACAGGAGACTTGTATTATGCTGAAGAAGGTTGCTTGACCTATCCAGGGCTTTATGTTAAAGTAAAAAGATATAGCCAGATTAGGACACGATACACAACTAATGCAAATGTAACAGATACGATAAAATTATCTGGAGTTACTTCTAGAGTCTTTCAACATGAGTATGACCATTTAGAAGGTATTAAGTTTACACAAAGAGCCAACCCATATCATTTAGCTAAAGCACGTAAGAATTTGAAGAAGGTACAGAGATTGAGGAAGAAAAATGAAGCCATGGCAACACGGGTATGACATTGACTTTCTAAAAGATATAGAAAAAGAATACGGTCACTATAATAGTTTCACGTTGTCTCCCTTTGCTCAATTCAAAAAGAACAATATAGCTGAAGGGCTTCATAAAGGAACGTTACAGCAACTAAACGAAGAAACTTTTGTCAATGTCTTTATAGCAAAGTCTCCAAGCGATATCACTATGCACGGCGATACAGTTATTGCCAGAAAGATTAAAGGTGATATTACTATACGTAACATGACTGGAGACTTTCCTGTATTAGAAACATTTCTTAATGATAAGAAAGAAGATAATACAGTCTTTGGCACTGTTAAAAATAACATATGGTTATACGTCTGGGCAGAAGAGATACTAACAAACGCAATAGCAAAAAGCTGTGGGTTTGATTTAGTCGGCCCTAAGATCACTACTTTCGGTGAAATGTATAACATATATTATTATGGTAGCCCGCGTGAATTTCCTGAACTTGATAAAGCAGAATACGAAAGCATTAAAAAGATAGGTGATGTAGACCTCAGTATAATTGAGAGCATATCAAATAAGATTGATACTCTCCCTGCATTTACTAATCATTATAGCAATTATAATAAAGATAAATCTTGGTCTGCCTTGTCGCTACGTGGGTA